ATGGCGTCGTAACCTTTGACGATGGGGCCGCGCACGGGGACGTGGGCGATGCCATCGGCGACGGAGTAAAGGGGCTTTTCCCAGGGCATCATGCCCTCGTCATCATCGGCGTCGTGCATCATGCCGGCGGTGGGCGCGGGCATGGAGAGGGCGAGCACCGTGGCGAAGTGCTCGGCCGAGCGCATCGAGACGGGGTTGCAGAGGAGATCGGCGACGATGCGCTGGGCGTGGGCGGGTTTCATGGTGATTTTTGGCGGGAGTTGTAGGCGCGGATAACTCAGGCGGCTTCGGGCTGGGCGCGGAGGCGGGCGAGGTAGGCGCTGGCCTGGGCGGGATCGCGGAGGAGATCGGCGAGCGCGGCGTTGGCCTGCGTGGGATCCGTGGGGAGCGTATCGGTCCCGCTACTACCGGCGGAGAATTGCGGCTGAATCTGCGGGTTGCGCCACTGGGCGAGGTCGGCCCAATCGAGGCCGCGGGCGGCGAGGCCGCTCTTCACGTAGGCGAGCTCGTCGAGCCACTTGTCGGTGTGGGTCTCAAAATCCTGCCCCTGCCAGCCGAGCAGGCGGGAGTAGGTGATGACGCCCATTTTTAACTGATCAAGGTGGAGCTGGCCTTCGCGGCCGAAGTCGACGGTGAGGCGGGGCGGGGTGATCCAGTTGCAGTTCCACCACTCGGCGTCTTGGCACTTGGGCAGGCGGCCGGCCTTGAGGCTCTTGGCGATAAAGTACGTCCAGACGCGTTGGCAGTACAGGCGGACGAGATCGGCTTGCTGCTCCTCGATCCAGCCTTGGGCATCGGCGAGGACGAAGCGGGTGTTTGCCCCGCCGAGGGCGGCAATGTTCCAAAGCAGCTCGGGCGAGACGCCGACGCCCCACGCGATGTCGCGGATCAGGAATTCGAGGAGGGTGAGCTGGTTGGGGTGCGGGTGGCTGGCGCTGTTGAACTTGAGGGACTCGCCGGGCTTGAGGTCGGGGATCTGGCCGCCGCCGTAGACTTTCTCGAGGGTGACGTTTTGGGTGTCGGAGACGGCGACGGTCTCCGTGACGCCGGAGCCGAGCGATTCGAACTTGCCGGCGTTGGTCGTGCCGGCGGCTTTCTCGATCCAATAGCCGTATTGGTTGCTGAGCTTAACGCCGCTCTTGATGTAGCCGGTGATCTCGGCGGTATCGAGCAGGTTGTTGATGGCGTGGGCGAGGACGGTGAGGCCGCGGGACTGGCCGGCGCGCTCGTAGTCGGCGAAGAAGATGACGTCGCGGGCGGCGACATCGGTGAACTTGTTTTCGTCGCCGAGGTAGCGGTATTGGATGGCGGCGTTTTGCGCGTCGTGGCGGACGCCGTCGCGCCAGAGGCTTTGGTCAAAGTTAAAACCGGAGCCGGCGCCGGAGAAGGTGGCGTTGCCGATCTGGTGGGACTCGTAGAAGGCGAGGCGACCGAGGCCGGCGGCGCTCTCGGTGAGGACGGCGGAGGCGTCGCCATCGCGGAAGCGGAAGCGCATGAGAGCCTGCTGCGATTTGTAAAAATCGTACCGGCCGCCGACGTCGAAGACGAAGGGCGACTCGGCGCGCTGGGCAAATTCTTTTTCGGCGAGAGCGTTCCACGCTTTGTCCTTGGTGGCGGCTTGCGGGGCGAGGCCGGTGCCGGCGACCATGCGGGCGAGGCCGTTGATGACGCGCTTGGCAATGCCGTGGTTGGCGTAGAGAAAGCGGGCTTTGCGCAGCAGCTCGGTGCGGGTGTAGCTGCTGATCTCGCGGCGGGTATCGAGCTCGGGAAAATAGACGTAGCCGCGATTGCGGGAATTGGCCGCGCCTTGGTGGCCGTTGGTGTAGCCGGTGCCGTTGTTGAAGCCGGGGCCGAGGCCGGCGCTGGGCGCGGGGATGGACGGGGTGAGCGCGGTGAGGGCGCGGGCGGCGGCGCGGCGGTGGTGGCGGGAGCGGGACATGGTGAGGGCGGATCAGGTTTCCAAAAATCCGGCGGAGAAATCGGCAAGGCGGGACGGGGCGGGGCCGGCCGGGGTGCCGGTGGGGTCGAGCTCCAGGATGAGGCCCTCGATGGCGGTGAGGTAGGCCATGGGCTCAAAGGTGAGCGCGCCGGATGCCTGGCCGCCTTCGAAGCCTTGGCCGGTGATCGTGACGGACTCGAAGGCGCCGCCGGTGGTGGCCACGGTATCGGCGAGGCGGCGCAGGCCGTCGACATCGCCCGTGTATTTGCGGCGAAGGTAGCGGGTCGCGGTCGCGATGCGGGCAGCGGAGTCCATAAACGCGGGCGCGGTGTCAATCGCCGGGGGTTTTTAACCACGGATGGACACGGAGGGACACGGATGCCGGAGAAGGCCCACGGAACACACGGAACACACGGAAGGGGGAAACGGGAAAGCCCGGCGGTGAGGCCGGGCTTTCGAGAGGTGCGGACGAACTTTGCGGCGGGCACCTGCCGACCGAATGATCTGCGCTGGCTTGTTCCCAGGACCGCGCCCCCTCCAGCGCACGGCAGGCGTCGGCCGCTATGTCAGGGGGACGGTCGTGGGTTGGCGGGTGTCAATCGCGGGGCGGGTTTTTCGGGATTTAATACGGGACGTCGGCGGGCTCGGGGGCGGCGGGCGCGGGGGTGGGATCGGTGGCGGGCTTGGGCTTGTCGCCGATGAACTCGACGTCGTCGACGGCGACGGTGATCGCAGCGGACGTGGTGCCGTCTTGCTTTTGAAAGAGGCGGACATCGGGCGAGCCGGTGAGGAGGACGCGGGTGCCTTTGAGCAGATAGGGCGCGAGCTTGGCGGCGCGGTCGCCCCAGAGGCTGCAATCATACCAGAGCGTTTTCTCGGCCTCGCCCCAGCCGGTGCGGACGGCGAGAGAAAAGTTGAGGACGTCGCGCGGGCCTTTGGGCAGCGTGACGGTGCGGAGGACGGCTTGGCGGCCGAGGTGGCCGGTGAGGGTGATGTGGTTCATGGAGTGGTGGGGTTGGCTTTGGCTTTCTCGGCTTCGGTGCGGCGGGCGAGCCATTGGGCGCGGACGCGGGGGAGCTGCAGCTCGAGGGAGATGCGGGCGGTCTTGAGGGCGTCGCCGAAATCGTTGTGCGTGCCGGGGACGCGCTCCCATTCGCCTTCTTCGTTGAGGCGCTCGCCTTGGAGCTCGGTTTCGAATTGGGCGAGGAGTTTGTCGCGCTCGACGCCGGGGGTGCGGATGAGGGGCTGGAGCTGGCGGGCCTCGGGATCGTAGCCATCGGCGAGGCAGCGCTTGATCTCGCGGGCGCGGGCGATGGAGCCGAGGTAAAGGCGGCGTTTCCACGCGTCGTCGTGGTACATGTAGATCGTGAGCGTCTGGAGGCGCCACTCGATCTGGCGGGACCAGGTGGGCGTGACGAGGGCGGCGCCGCCGCGGCCGTAGCTGGCGAAGTAGCGGCCGGCAGATTCGTAGTGCAGCTCGTAGACCTCATCCTTGCGATGGCCGCCGGCGTCGACGAGGCCGCCGAGGCTGTGGTAGGTCTCGCAGTCGCCCTCGGGCGGGAAGTAGCCGAGGGGCGTGGAGAGGAGGGCGATGAGCTCGGGCTTGGAGGTGGCGATGCCCCACGAGACGACGGCGATCTCGGCGTAGTGTTGGCCGGTAGAATCAAGGCGGGCGGCGACGGTGACGTGTTTCCAGTAGGCGTCTTGGGTGTCGGCGCTGGTCACGATGATGTCGGGGCGGAAGGGGATCGTGCCGCGGCGGTAGGGTGCGCGGAGCTCGAGGATGTGTTCCTCGCCGATCTCGGCGGCTTTCTCGCGGGCGGGCAGGCCGAAGTGTTCGTTGAGGGCGGTCTTGACGCGGGAGGGATCGGACTGCGCGCCGATCCAGATTCGGGCGAAGATGCCCCACGTCATGTCGGCGTCGAGCGAGTGGAGGTCGGAGATGTGGCGGGAGCGTTTGCGGGGGATGGGGCGGGGATTGGTGGGAAGCCAGCGGGCGGAGAGGGTCATGGCCTGCTTGCAGGTGAAGGCGCGGCCGGAGGCGTGGGCCTCGCGCACCTCGTCGCTCATGAAGGGGAGGGACTCGGGGGGAAGCGGGGCGTCTTGCTGGATCCGGCAGCCGGACACGCAGAGATAAACGGTGTCGCGCTCGATGGCGGGGAGATCCCACGAGCCGTCGAGGAGCTTGGCGGTGGAGAAATCGAGACGGCCGAGGGGCGCGCCGGAATAGGTGAGGCGGGGCGAGAGCGGAGGCTGGCCGGGGCGGAGGGGCTTGTCGATGCGGAGCTGGTCGATGAGGGAGCGGCCGTCGACGGTGAGCTCCTGGTAAGTGCCGCAGTGGGGGCAGGGGACGAGGTTGACGGAGAGAGTGCCGGTGACGACTTCGCAATGGTGAGCGGAGCCCCAGCGGACGGGCTTCGACATGGAGAGCAGGCGCGCGCCGTCGACGCCGCGGATGCGGGAACGGCCGAGGTCATGGAGGGTGCCGACGCCGTCGATCTCGTTGACCACTTCGACCTCGTCGAGAATCACGAGGCGGTTGCCGTGCTGGCGGAAAGCGCCCTCGGTGTAGGAGCCGGTGACGCGGATCACCATGTTGCGCAGGCGGACGACGCGGGCGGTGATGTCGTTGTCATCGGTATCCTCGCGGGCGAAGTGCCGGCGGAGGGTGGGGATGAGGCGCTCGCGGTTGACGTCGGTGGCGGCCTTGGCGGAGTCGAGGGCGAGGTGCACGGGGCCGGGCGCGTGGTCCGGCATGAAGCGGATGATGCAGAGCGCGGCCTCGGTGAAGCCGGAGCGCGAGCACTTGATCACGTGATCTTCGCGCCACGCGGGATCCGTAAAGGTCTCGGTGAACTGGCGGACCCACGGGGTGCGGGCGGAGTTGTAAGGACCGCCGCGGCCGGTGCCGGCGCCGTGGAGCGTGACGTTTTTATCCGCCCAGCGCCAGACGGAGATGGTGGCGACGAGGGCGCGGAAGGCGGGGAGGAAGCACTCGGTGATGAGCCAGGCGCGCAGGCCGAGACCGGAGAGGGCGCGGGGCGCGAGGACGGGGATGGCGTGGCGCGTGGGCGCGGCGGCGATGGGCGCCGGGACGCGCGCGGGCGCGGGCGCGTGCGAGGGCGGGAGGTCGAGGAGGAGGGGTTGGGAGACGGAGGACATGGGGCGCGGGGCGCGGATCAGGCCGCAGCCGCCGCGGGCGCGGGCAAGGTCTCGGTGCAGAGGCGGGACTCGCGCAGGTGGCGAAACCAGTTGTCGACGAACTCCGTAGCGCGGGCGCGTTCGATGCCGAAGCGGTCGGCGAGATCGGTGATGAGGGAGCCGGCGAGGTTTTCGAAGAGCGGGGCGAGCTCGTCGCGGACGGCGCCGCGGGGGAGGAGGTCGCCGTTTTTTAGCTGGGACTCGGTGAGGGTCTTCTGGAGCTGGTGAAGGCGCTCGAGGCACTTGTCGACGCGGCCGGCGCGGAGGGTGAGCGTGGACTCGTCGGTCGCGGGCGAACAGATGGCGTTCTCATAATCGCGCTGGAGCACGCTGAGGACGCGCTGCTGGCGGAGGATCGCCGAGGGCAGATCGAGGGCCTCGACGCTTTCAAAGTCGGTGATCGTGGCGCGAGCCTGGGCGACGGCCGGGCCGGCGGGCGGTAGGGCGGCGAGGGCCGGAGCGGTGGGCGCGGCGGGCGTGCGGCGGGAGATCGCATCGGCGCGGGCCGTGAGGAGCGCAGTGGGCACGGTGTTGACCTTCACGCGTTGCCACCAATCGACCATCGCCTCGGGATCGTCGAGCGGAGGGAGATCCGGCGGAGTGCGCGCCGCACCATCGGCGCGCCAGCCTTTGATCACGCGGACTTTTCGCGAGTAGGTCGCCTCATACGGGCAACCATCGATGAGCGGATGCAGGTAGCCGGCGCGCGTGCGTTTCACGGGCGGCGACTCGGAGCCCAGCGCCAGAGGCGGCGCGGGGCAGCTTTCGGCTGGCTGGACATTGCTCACTTCCACCCAAGTGCGTGTCAAAAGTGCAAACGAGATTTCGGGGGCTGTGCATAAAACTAGGGCAAGAGACGTTGAAACCGTACCAAGAGGGGTAAGCGGGTAAAAAGATTCCTTATGCCGGGGGTGGTCGGGGTGACGAGGGCAGACGTGGGATGATACTACCCCGCGTTCTAAGCTCTCACTCTCTCTCCAAATATACTCCAACATATCAACCCAGAGTAACCCAGAGGTACCCAGTGAAGGCAGAGCGTTCAGCAATCGCGGTTTGCGAAGGACTAGGTAAAGGCTCAGAAGGTGCCTTTGGGTATAGGTGAACGACAAAACAAAGAAGAAGGGCGCGGGAAACGCCGGGCAAACCCACCCAAAAGCGACCCCGCAAGCGTCCGCAGACCGCGCACCTAGTCCTCCCGAGGGTATAGGTGCACCCCGGCGGAGATGCGGCTCCCGCCGCACCGCCGGACCCCGGGCGGGTGAAGCGTGAGGGCGGGGGGATTAGCACACCACCCCCCCCCCGGACGCAAAAAAGCCGCCAGCGTGCCTCGTGGCACCGCTGGCGGCTTACACCCCCCATCCCTGCTACTTCTTCCCCTCAGCCTCCACCTCCTCGACGATATACTTCCGGTGACGGTTGCGCCCCCTCTGCCCGAAACGCACCCGGGCCCCCGTGCGCAGCCGCATCACCTGCCCCCCGAACTTCTCGGAGAACATCCGACCGAGCGCGCTCTTGCTCTTCTGGTTCAGCTCCAGCCACTCCTCAGCGCTGTCCTTGTCGCGCTTCCACGTCCCCTCCATGGCCCACGAGAAGCAGTCGTTCTCCTGGCACGCGTCGACCAGCTCTTGGAAGGTGAACTCCTTGCGCCGCTCCGGCGCCGCCGCCCCGCGCTCATCGATCTTCTCCTGCATCTTCCCATGCAGCAGCTCCACGAGCGCGAGCATGTCGCTGATCTCGTTGCTGCCCGAGTTGTCATCCACCGGCGGAGCCTCGCACGGATCGCCAAAGCCCGCGTGCGCCACGATCCCGCCAAACACCTCACACCACTTCTCGAAGCCCCGCAGCGACCGCCCGCCCTTGGGCCGCCCCGCCTTGTCCCACTCACGTATGAGCGCCCACAACGCCCCCAGCACATCGCCCCGCACCTCGGGCCGGCAGAGCCACTCCTCGTCTATCGGCCGCTTGACCGCCCGCTCCTGCACGTCGAACGCCTCGCTATAAAGCGACACCCGCAACACCCGCCGCGCGATGTCTTGGCTCAGTTTCAAATTATTCCCGGTGATAAACACCACGCATTGCTTCTCCGCCGTGAAGCCCGAGAGCCCGCCCAGCATCCGCCCGCTCATCGTCGCCGACGTCATGAACGCGTTGAGCTCTTGGCTCTTTAGCATCCCGTCCAGATCGTCCAAGAAGAAATAAGCATCCCCATCCAGCGCCGCGCTGCTCAGCTCCTTGCGCAACTCTTCCGAATTCTCGCCCTTCACGCGCACCCGCGCCGCGCCCGCCACCGGCACGATCGCCAGCTTGGCGAGCAGCGACTTGCCCGAGCCCACCGCATTCGCCCCATAGACGAAGTGCATCCGCGACGTGAGCGGCCCCAGCAGCCCCACGCCAAACATCGAGAGCATCGCCGCCACGCACACCGCCAGATTGCGGCTCGTCCCGTCCTCCTTGAGATCGTTGAACGGGAACTCCGCATACAGCGACTTGATCGACGCCACGGCCTCATCCAGCGGCATGTCCGCCCGCACCTGGATCCCGCTCGGCAGCGTGAAGATCCGCGCCGCCGCATCGTAGCCCTCGTCCAGCAGATCGATCCGCCCATCCTCGCGCATCACCGGCAGCGGCACCGTGTTGACGCGCACCAGCTCCCGTTGCTGCTCCAGAAACGCCGGACTCTGCAAGATCCCCGCCGCCGTGTCCGCGCTCATCGTGTTGGGGCGCCATTGCGGCTCGCCCTCGACCATCTTGAACTTGGCCGGCACCATGTAGTTTTCCACGTAGGTCTGGAACCGCCGCGGCTCCATCAGCCGCCAGCCCGCCTTCCGCGCATCGATCGTGACGACCTTCTCGTCGCGCCGATAAATCCCGTTCGTCCGCAAGATCGCGCCCATCTCTTTGGCGGTGCGACTCATGAGGTAGTTCTCCGCCGGCAGGCGCACAAACGGCCCCACCTTCGGCACCTCGGCCACCACGGCCTCGACCGCGCCCACGCTCGCCACATCGACGAGCCCGCCCGCCATCGCCCGCGCCACTTTGTTCGCCGCCTCAGATTGTTCGCTCATGAAATTTGTTTCTCAGTCAAACGCTCTCCGCCATCCCCCGCCGCACCAGCCCCGCGCGAAACTCATCCCGCGCCGCCCGCAGCCGCGGCGACACGTTCGCATAGTAGCCCAGCCCGCCCTCGATCCAGCGTTGGCCGCGCCCGTCGTCGCTCTCCGCGATCCCCGTCGCCGCCACGCCGGCCCACATCGCCTCGACATCGCGCACCGGCGCCAGATCCTTGATCGCCCGCACCGGAGCACCCGGCCGCAGATAAAGCAGCTTCTGGAGCTTCGGCTGTTCAAAACGCCGATACCCTCCCGCGTCATCCGTCTTCCCCAGCCGCAGCGCACCGGGCAGCCGCGTGAGCCGCACACACGAGAGCGCCCCCGCATCATTGCCGCCGATGTGCAGCAGGTTGAGCACTGGCGCGAGCGCCTTGCGCTCCTCATCCCACGCGCCCCGCGTCGCGCAGTCCACCCGCATCAGCGCATGGATCGACCGCCCGCCGCTCGTGTAAATCGCCTCGATCCGTAGCGGCAACTGCACCAGCAGCCCCAGCCAGTCGCGCATGTCGCTCACATCGCTTTCTAAGACGATGTAGCGAAACGCCGTCACACTCTCCTCACTGCGCCGGCTCATCTTTGGCTGGCCCGTCTTCGCGTCTAGGCTGCGCGGATTCGGATGCGCCTTGCCATCGACCGGCTGCGCGAGGAACCAAACGCCCTCCGCGCCCTCGGTCGGCACCTTCTCCGCCGGCCAGATCGCTTGGCCCTGCGATTTATACACCGAAAAGACGACCACCTTTTCCCCGGCCGGATAGAGCGCCTGCAAGAATCCGCTCGCCGTCACCTGCGCCGGATCCAGCGACGAGCGATTCGCCAGCCACACCAGATCGACCGTGCCACTCCACGAGCCCGCCATGTCCTTGAGTTTTTGCGGATCAAAGCCCGGCCGGTCGATCTGCGCCACCGGCCGCGCCCGCGGCTCCACGCGATGCCCCGCCGCATCCGTCTCGATCGGCCGGCCCAGCTCGGAGCGCGCCGAGAAATTCCCGCCCGCATCGCGCAAGCAGCCCCGCGGGAGCACGCCGGCCTTCGTCTGCAAGCCCGCCGCCTTCTCTGCCGAGGTTAGCTTCCGCCGCAGATCGTCCTCGGAAAACGGGGGCGAACACCGGGCGTTGTAATCACGAAAAATCCCCTCGGCCGCAGCGGGCGAAAGCGCAAAGCCCTGGACAAGCACGCAGGCCACATAGAAGCCGGTGGCGTGCCCGCTCTGCCCCTTGACCGCGCCGTCGAGCTTGGCGACATAGCGCGCCGCCCGCTCCTCCACGGAAAGCCGCGCCTTGGGAGTCGCGGAAGCTCCGCCCTGTCCGCTCGTGTCGCTCGTGTGCATGGGTGAGTGTCTCAGCCTGTCAAAATCAGGCGACGAACAAATCCGACTGGCGCTTGGCGTTTTCGAGGTTTGCGCAGGCCTGCTCAAAATAGCTCTCCTTCAACTCCGCGCCCACAAATCGGCGGCCAAGTTGCAGCGACTTATAGCCTTCCGAGCCGATACCGGCAAACGGCGAGAACACCAGATCGCCGGGGTTGCTCCATAGGATCACGGCGCGCTCGATCACGTCCAACTGCAACGGGCAGATATGGCGCTCATCCTGATTATCGCGGGCGCCATCACGGTTGAGCACGTTGCCTTGATCAACCGTCATCCATACCGGCGAGGCGTATTCCTGCCAAGTATCGACCGGAAACGACTCGGGGTGCTTAATCACCGGCCGGGGATTCTCGCCGGGCTTGCGAAAGATTAGCAGATAGTCGGCACAGCCTACCCGCGAATCACACGAGTCGGCTTTCAGTGTCTTATAAAGCAGGCCGTGCGCCTTGGTCCGCTGCATCTCGGTCACGGGCGATTTCCAGATGCAGATCCGCGAGTGAAACAAAAAACCCTGCCGCCAAAAGGCGCGGATGATCTCGCCGCTGAAATCCTGAAACTCGATCTTGCCGTGCTTCCACTTCGTCGAGAGCAGGTCGACGCAATGCACAGCCACCTCACGCCCCGGCACTACTACGCGAGCCAGTTCGGCGATCAGCAGCTCAAAGTGCTTCGTGAACTCCGCCAGATCGGCGCAGTTGCCCATATCCTGCGCATCGCTGGAGTAGGTGAAAAGATCGGCAAACGGCGGGGAGAACACCGCGAAGTCGATGCTATTGTCGGGCAATGAGCGGGCCACCCGCACGCAGTCGCCGTGGTGCATCGTCCAATCGTTGCCGTGCTTAGTCTGGATATCGGTTTTCATAGTGATTCGGTTAGTCTTCGCCTCGGAGTTTTTCAGATAGTCCGCGGCCTCTTTCATCGCGATCTGCATGGCCGCGTGGGCGGCGATCTTCTTTTCGATTACTGAAAGAATCGCGCCCTCCGTGCTCGCCTGCACGATGTAGGCATTAACGGGCTGCTTTTGCCCGAAGCGATAGGAGCGGCGCAGCGCCTGATAGAAATCCTCAAACGAGTAGGAGAGTCCCACAAAGGCCACGTGCGCGCAGTGCTGCCAGTTGAGTCCCATGCCAGCGATCGAGGGCTTGGTGATGATCACGCGCACATCGCCATCCGTAAAGGCGTCGAGCTTGTGCTCTTTGTCTTTGGCCGAGTCCGATCCGCGCACCTCTACGGCATCAGGTATCAGCTCCGCCAGGTGATCGGCCTCATCGTTCGTATTACACCACACGATCCACGGCGCGCTCGATTTGTTCACCAGCTCCGCCACTTTTTCCGAACGAGTCCGCGAGGTGAGCCGCATTTCTTTGTGCATCGTCGTGGCCGAAAGCGTCACATGCCGAAACAGCTCCTCACCGGCATCGGCCGCCTCATCGACGGCCACCGTGATATTGTGCATATAAAGGGGGGGAAGAATATAGCCGTCATCCGAGAAACCGAGATCGCTCGGCTTGCTCACGCACGCCGCCCACGAGGCCACCCAGCGCCAAAACTCATTCTCAGCGTGCTTCTTGAGCCGCCAGTCGCCGGTGTTGAACGTATCGTTGATGAAGAACGTGCAGAGCATCTGCGCGGGCGAGCACACCCCGAGAAAGTCCGCGTGCTGGCCAAATTCCGTATAGTCATTCGGGCTCGGCGTGGCCGTGCAGCAGAGGCGATAGGGCGTCTCGGCAAAGGCCGCCGTGAGCCGTTGGCGCGTCTTGCCTGTAAAGTTTTTCAGGATGCTCGATTCATCGAGCACCACGCCCGCAAACTCCGCCGGCGTGAAATGTTCCAGCTTCTCGTAGTTGGTGATCACGATCCGCGCAAAGCCCACTTGATGCTGGTTTTCGCACACCCGCACATCCTTATATCCGAAGCGCTCGGCCTCGTGAGCCGTTTGGTGAGCCACTGCCAGCGGCGTCAATATCAGCACAGGCTTTCTTGTATGATTCACGATCTGATTTGCCCACTCAAGCTGCTGGAGCGTCTTGCCGAGTCCGCAGTCCTCAAACAGCGCTGCGCGCCCCTGTCTCACCGCCCACCGCACGACGTGCTTCTGCCAGTCGAAAAGTGGCACGGTGATTTCAGCAGGCTCAAAGCCGTGCGGCAAATGCCGGCGGATCTTGCTGGCGACAAATTGATCGTAGTCCGTCGTGCTCATCGTGGTCCCTCGTTCAAAGCTTCCTCATCCGCCAGCGCCGCCGCATCCGCCGCCGCATCCCATTCCGCAACCATGAGCTGATCGTGCCACTCACGCACCAGCGCGCTCTCCGTGCCCTCGGCGCGCACGCGCGGCGTGAGTTGCATGATCGCCACCAGCGCGGCCAGCTCTCGCGCCTGAAAGCCTCCGGCAAACACCTTGAACTGCTCGCGGATCGCGCCTTCCTCCGGCTCATACCACGCGATCCCCACGCTTTTTAGAAACTCCAGATCGGCATCCGTGAGCGCCTCCAGCTGCAAATCGAAGAGCAACGCCCAAAACACATAGCTCTCCACCATCGCCGTCTGCCGGATCGGGTAGGGCTTTTCGAGCACCGCTTGGAGCTCTGTCAGCCACTTCGCCGCCGCGATCTCCCGGGCCAGCGTCGCCTTGGCCGAGGCCCGATCCTCCGCCGTGCGCTGCTTCTCGCCGGCCACGATCGAGCCCTCCTTTTCGCCCTTCGCGCCCTTCGCCACCTTCGCCGCCGGCACGCCCACTTGTTTGATCACCTCGGGCCGGAAGATCGCGTGCTCCTCATTCGCCACCACGGCCGCCAGCGCCTCGGCCCGCTTTACGAGATCCACCGTGCGCCCGTTTTGGTCAAAGCCCACGTGCACCTGCACCGTCGCGGCCTCGCCCTCGACCAGCTTCTTCCACGTCGGCACGCTCGCCACCTCGGGCTTGATCATGTCGAACGCCGGCTGGCAGTTGAGCTCCACGTAGTCGGACGCCCAATAGATCCCTTCTTGATCAGCGGGGAACACCGCCGCGTTTTCCTCCTCGCTCAGCACCAGATGCCCCGCGGCCTGCTCCTTGGCGATCTTCGCCGCCCGCCCGGCCGCCTGTTTTTTGGCAAAACACTCCGGCTGCATACACATCTGCTGCGCCTTGCCGGCGAGCTTCACGCCCTCGGCCGCGAGATCAAGGTTGTTGCCCGAGCGCAGCGGACACACCTCACACGCCGGCACGCCCGGCACCACGTCCGCCGCTTTGCGGTCAAACTCCGCCAGGCTCAGGCTCGTCATCGTGTGCGCCTCGATCCACTGCGCCGCCGCCCGCGTCGAGAGCGGCCCCATCGTCTCGACCGGGTGGAGAATCGCCGCCACCGCCCGCTTTTGGTTTTCGGCGCCCGGGATCCGCGCGACCATCGCCGCGATCGAGGCCCCCGCCTGCTGCTCCTCCACCGCCCGGCGCAGCTCCGCCGGCACCGCGAGCAGCGACCGCCGCTGCTGCACATGCGTCACCGAGCGCCCAAACTTTTTGGCGCACCCCTCGAGGGTCAGATCCAGCTTGGCCATGGCCGCGGCATAGCCCTCGGCCTCCTCAAACGGGGTGAGCGAGTCCACATTGCCCACCGCGCCGGTGCCGAGGATGATGTCGAACATCTCGGCATCCGTGAGCGGAGCGACGCGCACCGCCAGCGACTCGATCCCGCCGAGCCGCGCCGCCCGCAGCCGCCGGGCACCGTTGGCGAGCTCGTAGCGGCCCGCCTCGGTCGGATGCGAGCGCACGAGCAGCGGCTCGATCTGCCCGACGCGCAACGATTCGGCGAGCTCCGGCAGTTTTGTAAAATGCTTCCGAGGATTGAGCGGCGACTCATCGATCAGATCGACGGCCACCTTTTTCACTTTCAGCGAGGCGATGGAATTGGATTTCATAGGTTAAATTTTTAGGCCGCAGCCTGCTTCCGTGTCCCGCCGCAGCGGTTGCGATTGCCCCGCGCTTGGCGGGCCGACTTCTCCCGCGCCGTGGCGCTCTTCTGGTCGGGCATCGTGATCTGGCGAAAGCCACCGCGCACCCGCATCTCCTCTTGGATCTTGTGCTCCCGGGCGGTGTGCGTGGCCCGGCCCTTGTCGCCGAGCAGCGCCGCCATCTGCGTGCGGTTCATCCCCAGCACCAGATCCGGCCGCATCATGCGGGTAAAAGCGCACAAGCGCTTCATGACTGGCCGCGGGTCCGGCCCCACGCTCCAAAGCACAGAGAGAAACTGCATGACCGCTTCCTCCTTTGCGGCGATAATCTCCGCACGTTCATCCGCGCCCGACTCGCGGTTCAGCAATTCCTCAAACGGCAACGGCGCCGGTGCCGGCACCGCGGCGTGGCCGTTTTGCCGGTGCACCCGGGCGAGGACGGCGTGGACATGACGCTCGTGGAGCAGCAGCGCCGCATCGGTATCGTGCGCGCTCATAATCGACCTCCGCGCCAGTTGCGGATCGGATCAAAAACCTTCGCCAAGTGCGCCCGCCGCCGCTCGCGCAGGTAAGAAATCGCCGCGCAGCAGACCCAGCCCACGATGGCCAACGCCGCCAGCGCGCACAATATCGCCACCGCCGCGCCGCCGTAGATAAAAGCGCGCCCGATCATGCCATCACCCCTTTCGCATACCACGGCGATCGCGCCGGCCGCGCCGCCAAGGGCGCGCCATAAACCTTCTCCGCCGGCTCTGCACCGCCCGCAGTGGTGAGCCATTGCATCAGCCGCGCCGCCGCGCCCGTGCGCCCCGACACCGCCAGCTCGCCGACCAACTCCGGCAACACCGCCCGCCGCAGCACCATGCCGCTCGGGAGCTGTTCAAAGTCGTAGCCTGGGCGGAAACAAAGCGCCACGAAATGGCGCATTATTTCCTGATCCGCGAGGCCGACGATGGCGGCCACCTCGGCCACGGCGATCTGCTTGTCGGAAATGTGCCGGTCTCTCCCGGCCGTCGCGCTACTTACCGCGCACGAAAGACGAGGCGGCGCCTCGCCAAAGAACACCTTGTGACATGCCGGGCAGATACCGTGAGATACGGTAAAGCCGGCGTTTTCAGCGTAAGCGTCGCCCTCTTTTTTCGAAGGACACCACGCGCAGACGGTGGCAAAGTTGTTTTCGGCGTCTAATTTGAGCACCGAAGAAGGGGAAAAAGAGGCCGAATTCATGCCGCACCTCCCGTCCCAAACGCGAACCGCTCACGCGTAGCCCCGCAAGTCGCATCCCGATTTGCTCCACCATCGCCTTTCGGGGTGGGGGTGCGGGAGGCGGTTTCAGAGTGAAGGCTTGTAACTGGTTGGCACTCCGTGGCACTGCTTGACACATGCAAACGCGAACCAAACGCGATCGCGGGGCGACTAAAAACGCGAACCAAGGATCCACCCGCGGCGTCCGCATTTTGCGCGACCGCGTCGGCCGGCCGAATCCCTTCGGCGTCCAATGGTCCGAGCCGGGCTGGGACGAGGCCACGAAGCGAGACAAGCGCCGTGTGCGCACGTTGTTCTTCGCCAAGGCGGCAGATCGTGATCGCAAAGCGCAGGCTCTGCGCGACGCCAAGCGCGAAGGCACCCTCCGCACGCTCTCGCGCCGCGAGATCGATGACTGGGCCGCTTTCCAGTCCGCCATCGCCGGCACCGCGTGGCATGAGGTCGTGGCGGGTTGGCGCGCGCATCTGCTCGCCAGCGGCGTCGTGCTGAGCAAAACAACGTGCGCGGAGCACGCCAAGGGCTTCCTCCAGCGTATCAGCGAGCGCGTCGAAGCGGGCACGTTCGCCGCCGGCACGCAGTCCCACCACAAGCACAAGCTGCGACTCTTCCTTGAGGTCTTCGGCCACCTCCGACCAGTAGACGTGACGACGGAACAGATCGCCGCTTGGCTTGACGATCAGCAGCTCGCCGTGGCCGGCACCTACAACAACTACCGCAAAACCATCGCCGTCTTCTTCTCCAGCTGCCGCGAGGCCCGGCTGCTCGCCGAAAATCCCGTCGCCCGCATCAAGCAGCGGGCGGAGGTGCCCGATGAGGTGGGCATATTGACCGTGCCCCAGCTCGCGCAGCTGTTCCATACGGCGGACCGCTTCACCGATGACGAGGGCCGCCGAAAATTCGCCCCCGCTCTCTGGCGTCTCAGCCTGGAGGCGTTTGCCGGGGTGCGCTTTGGCAGCGCGTGTCGGCTCGCTCGCGAGGATGTGAGCCCAGGCGACAAGGGCATCCGCCACCCGGCCGCGTCGATCAAGACGCGGAAGCGGCACTACGTGGACGGCTACCCCGAGCAGCTCTGGGCGTGGCTCGCCATCGCGCCCGCTGAGAGCCTCACCCCGCGGCAATATCTGGAACTGAAGAGCGAGCTTTTCGGTGTCGCCCGCGTGCCTCATCCGCACAACTGCCTGCGACATTCGTTTGCGAGCTATCACGTGGCCGCTCGGGGCGACCCGGGGAAGACTGCTTATTTGTTGTGTCATAGAGATCAGAAAAAGCTCTGGGATTTTTACAAGGGGAACGTGACCGGGGCCGAGGGGAAGCGGTGGGAGGAACTCACGCCGGCACGGGCGGAGGCGATGGGAGCGCCGTGGCGCGCCGAGTTGGCGGAGCGGGCGGCAAGAGTCCAGCGTGAGACAAGCGCGCCAGCGCCAGCGGCACATCGATCTCGGCCGGCAGCTCGCGCGGGTGGATGAGATACGGCACGCCCTCGGCGACGATGTTGCGGGCCCGGATCTCGCGGCGCACGGTGGCCTCGCAGCGCTGCACGACGCAGGCGTATTGGGCGACGGTGAGACGGAAGGGGAGGATGTTGGCGCTCATGAGGCCATCCGGTTGAGGGCTTCGGTGTGAGCGTGGGTCTCGAGCGTGGTGTCGATCAGCTCGCCGCACACCTCGCGGGCCTCGGCAGCGGTGATGACGCCGGGGGTTTTTGCATCGGTGAGGGCGGCGGCGAGGCCGGTGCGGATGCTCTCGAGGTGGGCCTCGATGGCGCGGCTCTCGGCGGTGCGGGCTTGGAGGAGGGACTGCTCGCGGCCAAGCTGGAGCTCGAAGACATCGAGCTCGATGGCGGCCGGCCCGCGCAGAGCCCGCTCGCGGAACATCAACTGAAACAGCACCCGCAGGGGCGCCGGTCTGGCGTGATTTGGATGGAGGTTCATAGTCGCTCTGGTTGAAAAAAGGATCAGGCCGCGGCGGCTTCGGCGGCGGCGTTGAGGGCGGCGGTGAGCGTGGCTTTGAGGTCGAGGCCGCGGGACTGAGCGGCGCGGACCAGAGACAGCACTTCGGCGAGGTCGCCGGCCTCATCCGCCAGCGGGCTCTCGGGGGCGTGGGCGAGGACGAGGGCCTCGATCGTGGGCCATGTGGCCAGCAGGCCGAAGCGGATGATCTCGCTGCGCTTTTGGCCGGACCGGATTTCGAGGGCGGCCAGCCGCGTCTCAAACTTATCCGAAATCCGCACGTTGAGGCTCTTCGTTTTCTTCGTCCGGTCGCTCATGTGATCAAATGCGATACACTGCAACGCATTGCTTTCAAGCTTTATTTTGCAAAATGTGATACAAAGCCGGATTTTTAGGCAGTGGAACGTCTGGCCGAAAAAAAAACCGCTACGTTAAACACCCGCGTCCGCCCCGAATTAAAAGTGCGGATTCTGGCGGTTGAAGCGCGGCATGGCGTGCCGATGGCGGTGATGATCGAGGACTGCATGACGGCCCTCTGTGAAGCGGTAGAGCGGGCCGGGGGTTATCGCCGGCCCATGCACATCGTTTTCACGCCGCCGGTGACGTCGTGCGAATGTCCGCCGCCGCGGATCGGCTGATCTTACGCCGCGCGGTAGTGAGGCACGGGATACAATCGGCTGCGGGACTGGATGCGGAAGGAGCGGCAGAGGACTTTTTTGGTGCGCACGCCGCTTGATAGCAGATTGCCGGCGTGGTTTTCGCTCAGATCCCAGCGCTTGGCCCACTGGCGCACGGTGAGCCAGCCGGAAGGGACTTTATCGGCTTTGGGCCGCAGGTCGCGGGGGCTCATAGCTTGAACAGGGCGGCCAGGTGCGTCTCGCCGTTGAGCACGGGGACGTTGAGGTGGAGAAACGAGCCCGAGGGGCGGACGAGCTGGAGGGCGTAGCCTTGGGTCCAGTTGGTGGGCTGGGTGTGTTGCCAGAGGGGCTGGATCTCGCAGAGGCAGCCGGGATTCCAAGCGCCGATGGGGCCGGTGCCGACCATGCGGATGACCTCGCTCTGCGCCCGGTGGGTGTGGGCAAAGACGCAGTTGCCACCGATGCGGGAGATCGTGGCGGCGACGGCGTGCTTGGCGGTCGAGACGCCGTGGAAGAAAAAGCACTTGCCGCGCTTGATCACGCCGGGGACGGAGAGGCCGTCGTAGTGCAGCCCTTGGCGGAAATAGGGGATGCCGCGCTCTTTGAGCTTCAGCAGGAACTCGGGCGCGACGAGGCGGCGGAGCATTTCTGAATCCTTGCCGTGGCGGAGCGTCTGCGTGACGGCCCAGGTCTCGACGCGGCGCTCGTGGTTGCCCTCGAGGTATTCGATTTTGGCCGTGGGCGCAGCGGTAGCAATTTGGTCGAGGAGGGCGTTGGTGTGGGCGATGTCATCCTCGTAGGAGTAGCTCGTCTCCGCGACGTAGCCCATGACGTGGTGCTGGGCGAGGAAGCCGCCGCAGTCGACGTGATCGCCGAGGAGGATGATTTCATGGGGGCGGAGGATCTTGAGATCGGCGAGGAGGGCGGCGAGCGCCTTGCGATCGGCCTTGGCGCCGTGGGTATCGGGGATGAGGACGCGGACGATGTCGGCGGGGGAGCGGTGCGAGACGCGGCCGGGGCGGGGCGGGGCGACGCGGATCCGGCGGGCCTGATCGGCGGCGTTGATGGCGTGGGCCAGCTGCTTGTCGCGCGCGGCGAGCTGCGCCTTGACCGCGGCAAGGGATTTTTCGGCGGCGGCGAGGCGGAGGCTGAGCGGCGACATGGGCGGTTTTTCCTCTAGTCTTCGTCGCGCTCGCGGCGGCGGGAGCGGACAAGCAGCACCCATTTGGTGATGACGTAGCCGAGGGAAGCTAGGCCGACAAGGACGGAAAGGACGCTGTTGATGTCGGCGAGAAAGAGGGTGCCGAGCGTGCCGCCGGCGCCGATGAAGGGAGTGGGATCGTCGTGGGTGATCATGGGGAGCGGTTGGCTTTGTCGCGCTCGAGGCGGGTGATGACTTCGAAGGTGTCGAGCACGAAGGCGGGGGCGGCTTGGGCGGCGGCT